ATGCTAGGGGGTGGGGCGATTTTCAGACCCCCTCCCCCCTTTGTTTTGATCCCTCGCCAGCCCAGATCCACTCGTTGTGTAGCATATCAAAAACTTAGGAGGAGCAGATGAAGTGTTATCTACGAGTGGATTCAAGGGCTCTTGAGGTTCAGATAGGAGGAAAACAATGTTCGAATTGTAGAAAATGTCTCGTTAAATGCGAAATAGGAGTCAATTTCGCCGTTCAAACCCCTATTTCGCCGTTCAAACCCCTATTTCACTGGTGGTACGGATGAATTTCGATCAAGATACCTGGCTAACAGCTTCGTTAAAAGCTTTATTTGCCATCTTAATCAGTTCGTCACCATCTTCACGATACAGTTTGTACCACAAACCTGTAACATTGTGCTCAAAGAACAGATCAACACCGAAATCTACATCACTATTGATGACATCATCGTCTTGATCGATCGATGTCTTGCAATAATAGTCAATCTGTTCGCATGTATTGTGACCACGTGCATGATCAGTGTCCCACCATTCACGAAAGTGTGTGAAAGGATTCCACTCATTGTCCATTGTGGTCACCATATAGTCAGATCCCATAGTGACCTCCTTTCAATCACTTCTTACGTTCCTTTCCACTAATGATGGTGTATACAGAAGACGTCGATATACCGAGTCTTTTTGCTATCTGTTCATTAGTGAAGCCAGAATTAGCCATTTGTTTAGCTAGGCTCTTCTGAGAAGCCGATATAGCCCTGCTATTTTTAGGTGTCGCACGATCCCTTAATTTATCGGGGTCTGTATTTTGCAGAATTCTACCTAATTTTGTATGGGAAATTGCTTTGTTTTGAATAGCTTCCCATTCTCGATCTGTAATTTGTACCAAAGTATTGGCTCGTTTTACGCCTAATGCGTCCCGGGCTTTCTGAATTTCGTGTGCCCTGTATTTTCCAATCTTATCGTTGTCGTCTTTAAGTTCAGGATGCTCTCTCATAATTCTTTCCATGTTTCTTCCACCCATCATCTGGGCTTGTCTTTCTCTTGGAGCATTTCCTTCGGCAATTCTAAGTTTGGCATTCAGACTTTCGACTTCGGCCTTATACTTTTTCTGTGCGGCGGGGTCTGCCTTTTCTTCCTTGGTGGTCAGCCAACTCTTTCTTGCTGTATTTCCAAGGGCTTTACAGGAATTAGCATACTCGGCGTATACTTTTTCCATAGCATACCCATAGTTGTCTCTGCTTCCACCAGATGTTAATTCATAAGCATCTTCTGCTGCTGCCATCTTCTTAGTTTTGGTAGTCTTTGCAACAGTTTTGGTAGCAGTGTAATCGTCATCATTCAGATAGACTCTTACTCTCTTTCCAGTAGTTTCATCGTCCCGATTGTAGTAAAGTTTTCCAGTTGTCTTATCTTTGTATGTTCCAATCCATCCGCTGCTGTCTGCTTCATCAGGATAAACTGTTTTAGATCTTCCAGTTTCTGGATTGATTGTTTTGGTTCCCTTAAGTTTTACTTTCTCATAAGTTCCGCCAGTTTTAAGATTGTCGTAAACTTTTCTACCTGTCTCAGGATCAATGTTGTTTGCTGAAGGATACCATTCATTTCTCTCTTCAACAGTTGTGGGTGATTTAGCACGAGAAATGATTGTTCCGGCTCCAGTACGTCCAGATCCATCATCCTGGTATTCTCTCTTCAGTCTGGCGATTTCATTGTCTTTCTCAGACTGTTTCCAGTTTAATTCGTGCTTAACTGCATCGATGATTACCATCGAATGTTTTACTGCTTTTACGATGTCAGCTTCATTAGCGCCTTTCAACGTCATGTCAGTGATTAAGTTTGTAACTTCACCCATTTGACGCTGTTTATTCTTTTCGCTAAGTACCTGCATTCCTTTGTATTTCGGATAACTTTCAGAAGGATCAAAGTCTTTTAATCCTTCCAAACTATCTCTATGGTTGACTCTGGTTTTGTCAGACAAAGGAATTACAGCTGCTGTATCGCCATCGAAATCGGCACCAGAAAGCTGTGCTGCTGTTTTGTGATTAATTACTACAGCATCAGGAGCATTTGCTCCAATCATCTTCTTTCCAATTGATCCCTTGTTTCTTACAACAAGTTCGGGAATTTCAAATGTTCCTGCATGAGGATAACGAATCAATACAACATGAGTTCCATCTTCATAGTTTGGAGCATAGATTTCTCCTTCTTTGATTTTGGGACTCGGTAAAAGAACATGAGTCTGCTGACCCGGAAACGCTGCAGCTTTCAAATCAACTGCTGCCGTATCACATTTATCAGCAAACTCAATTAAAAGTTTCTTCTTTATTGTTGGATTCGTTAAACTATTAATTGTATCAAGTTCAGCTTTTCGATCTGCTATATCGAGTTTCAGCTGTCTGTCAATTAACTTAATCGGCTGTTTTGAACCAAACTGGGAAGGAAGATTTCGATCCCATGTTTGCCATTCGCCTTCTTCATTTACGATGTTTGCTGCTGAATACTTTGTCTTTCCATCAGCATCTTCGTATTTAAGCTGGCGAACAACAGCACCAAAAGGATTGCTCCAATCAACTTCTCCATTAGGTGTGGTTTTCATTGCTTTCAACACATCCATCATAGGAGTTCCCTGATGTTTATTTGTATTGAAGCGAATATCAACACCGTCTGGCAGGTCAGCATTGTAAACTGCCATACCTTTCATATAGTGTGTTCCATCAACAGGGATTCGAACCTGAGCATAACGATTCGCTCCCATCGAAATATCATCAACACCCGGACGAAGTTCAATCAGACCATCTCGATCAAGGCCACCTTCTTCATTGTATCTGATCATAATTCGTTTCGGATCTATGCTGTGAATCTTATCTTTTGCAAGTCCAACTCCAGCTAAGGTTCCTTCAGTATCGAATGTTAAACTTTCTTTATAGATTGGTCTGATGTTAAATTTATTGTCAACGAGCTCACCATACGTTACATCTTTGTCTACTAAAGCTGTAACCGTTGTATTGTGATTTGTTCCAAGCTGTGGAATTCTAACTGTCCACACATTGTATCCTTCCTGCCTAAGCATTTCGCATACATTCTCAAGTTTGTTGTGTGTGCAGTTATTCAAATACGTTTCAGCGCCATTGGATACGTCAATGTATCTCTTTTCAGCAACCATTTCTTTTAAAGCTTCAGCAATCTGTGCTTTCGATCCGATGTTTGCCTGTCTGCTGTCTTCAAGCCAGCCTCTAATCGTTCCTTCGGATCTTCCCATGATTCTACCAATTTCGGTAGCGCCTTTACCTTCAAGCTGCAGCTGTTTAGCAATGGTCATTTCATGAGATTTGATTCTCTCTTTCTCATTTGAGAGTCTTGCGTCCAGCGCTCCTGCTGTTGCTCTTCCGTATTTGTCTAAAACGTTTAACTTTTCAGCTATCTCTTTCTTTGTAAATCCTTTTGCACGATAGCGATTGTACTGATCTACAAAGTCAAGCGAATGCTGATAAGGATCATCTCCTGATCCCAATGGATAACGTCCGGATCCTACAGGTGCACCATCTTTCTTGGATCTACCATAATGCATCAGGAAGTTGTCTTTCTTGAATCGTTTCATGACTTACCTCCTTTAAATTTGTTTATGATAGAATCTCCATGAACAATAGTTTTCATAAGATCATAGATTAGTTCAGATGGTGGATTGTCTGTGAGAATATCACCGGACTGATAGATACGTGTTTCAAAAGAAATGGTGTCTGGCTTTAAATCGTGCTGCAGACAGTAAAGCGCTGCGTATGTATAGAGCTGCGAGATCTTTCCTGGTCTGGTCCCAGTCTTTAAATCAAAGACCTGCAATAGCTTAGAACCCTGATCATATTTAATTGCATCAGCTGTTCCCCAAAAGCATTCAGAATATTCGACTTTGCTTTCGGATTCCATTCCATAACTGATTGAATCATTCACGAACATCTTCACAGTTGGATAGGTTTCCTTCGGAAGATAGTCCATGTGTTTGATCAGTGTTGCTCCATAGAGTCTACTTTTCTCGCTAATCTGCTCTCTAATGTACTTGTCATGAATGTGTGTCTTTACACCTTTCTCAATCTCTTTCAAGTTTGAGACAATGCTCTTGTACTGAATCTGAATTGAAGACCATTCATGAATCTCAGTTCCAAGATCCGATCTGTGACTATTCTTAAATGCTTCAATCAACTGCACATCATCGTAGTTAATCCACGATGGTTGACTAGGACTGAACAACGCGTGTTCCGAAGTGATTTGTAAGCTCATTGTAGATTTCCCCCTCATTCTCAGGAAATATAAACGCTGCATAAGACATCCCCTTCATCTTGTCAACGTAGTAATCCTGATTAGGACGATGAGTTGCTTTCGCGCATCGCTTAACTTCTAGTGCCGCCCATTGTCCATTGTTTAGAATGAGGAGATCCGGAATTCCCTGCATGTAACTCGAATCATTCTTTAAAATGATACAATCAGGGAAGAGCAATTTTAATTCGTGAATCACATTCTTTTGAAAGTCGCTCTCTGGTTTCATCCGTTCTCCGCCTTTCTGACAAAATAAAAGAAGAAAGAGATAAGCTAAATTTTGCTTATTCTCCTTCTTCTCTACAATAGTGCGGAATTTTTACGCGAATTAAATTAATAGATGCAGATTTTATCAGTGCTTCATAAGCTTCCTCAGAAGCCACAGACCTTTGAACTCTTCGATCTCACTGTTGAACTCAGCAAGCTCATCTTCGTCCATGTCTTCGACTCCGGCTCTTGGATCGTGTCCGTGGAATCCTTCATACATAGCGCACGCACAGTCAAAGCAACAACCGTCGAACGCTTCACTATTCCAGAACCCGCATTCACTCCAGAGTCTATCCGCAGTTTCCTTCTCATTATACCTACACCCACATTGTCTACATTTCGCCATAGCAAGTCACCTCCTTAGAATACAAATATAGTCTACGGAGGTGACAACGTCAACAAATCATTTACCATTGAAATCTTTCTCATTGAAGTTCTTCTTTTGCTTGAGCGCTCTTGCTATGGCTAAGTCAATCGGTGCTGCACTTTTAAAGTGGTAATACCATAATTCATCGTATGGCGTGTTCAGTCTGTCGATTCTTCCTTTCGCCTGCAGCATGGTGCTGTAGGAATAGTTCAGAGAATAGAAGACAATTACGTTGGTGGAGGTACAATTCCAACCTTCGCATCCGGCCGTATACTGAACCAGATATCCCCACTTGTCACAGTTTGGGATTGGAGTATGTATTTCTCCATTCCATTCCCCGTAAACGATACGGTATTTATCAAAGAGTCGCCGAAGTTGTACGAGCTCATAT